GTTTCCAACAATGAGGCAGAGGCTAATCATATTAAAAGAAAACCCCCGACAGGGTGCGGCCTGCCGGGGGAAGCTAGCTTTTTGAAAAGCTAACCGATGGGCCGCACTCCATCGGTTTGCTAGTTGGTTTGGTTAGAGTTAGTCAGTGCGCTTGATGACGCGGGCACCCGTGGACAGGCCGCGAGCGTAACCGTAATTGCACTCCATGCTGATATACCTCTGGCCCGTGTTCGGGTCGTAGTGCTTGCGGAGGCCGAAGGTCAGGCCCGTCTCAGGGTCGGTGACGGCCTGCGCAACCTCGTAGGCGGACGGGTCTTGCGGCTGGAGGTAGCGCATCGCAACCGCGATGGCGTTCGGATGAGCGGCCAAGGCCATGACGGACGCGCCGGACGGGAACAGGTTGTTGATTTCGTAGAAATCAAAGTTAAGTGCCCGCATGATTTTGCCGCTCTCGAGCACTCCGTTGTCGCGGAACATATGCGCTTGCACAAAGTTCGTGACGCCGAGCAGCGCATCGTAGGGCGTGCAATCAATGAGCATGGAGCGCGGCTCCTGCGGAACGTCGTTCTGATTCAACGCGAGGCGAGCGGCGCGAAGCTGTGGAACGTCAAGCGCGGTGCTGGCTACGGCAGTTGCGAGCGAGAAGTTCGCCGTGGTGCAGAGGCTCAGGATGTCCTGAAGGACAAGCAAGCCAAGGGCCGCGCCCTGCTGGCGACCGAAAGATTCCAGCGAGGCGGAAGACGAATTCCAAGCGGAAATGTCATCCTGCCCAACGGTGATAATCTTGTGCGCCGTGAGGTTGATGGTAACAACCGTCTTCGTGCCAGAACAGGTCGCGTAGCTGCCGTTGAACGTGGTGGCAGTCAGCGAACTGACAAGGGGAACAAGCACTTGAGAACCTTTCCGCTCAGGCGAGGCGGAGAAGTTAGTGCTGAATGCGCGAAGCGGGGCGAGAACCTTCGTAAAGGTTTCCAGCGCGGCTTGGCTGATAATCTCGTCGTCGAGGTTGGTATATGTGGCCATGGTGGATTACTGGTTGCTGGTTTACTTGCCGCGCTTCTGCGCGTCAAATTGGGCGCGAATCGAAGCGCGATTTTCGCGGAAAATGAGAACCCGCTTAATGGGGTCTTTCTCGGCTTTCAGTTTCTCGCTCCAATCAGAGCCGGCAGGATTGCCAGGCGTAGGAGTGACGGGCGCGGGAGTCGCGCCGATGGACGCCACAATCGCGGCAGCCTTGGAAGCGGACTGAGTTTCAACGCTGGCGACAACTTTGGCCTTCTCGGCTTCAAGGGCCGCAACCTTCGCGGCAAGTTCGTCGCGCTCTTTGGTCAACGCCACATTGGACGCAACCGTGGCGTCATATTTCTGATTCAGCTCGGCAAGCGCGTTGCCGGCGTTGGTGGCAATCTGCGCGTTTTGGTCGCTCTCGGAAGCGAGTCGCGCAACTTCGGCTTTGAGTTGGTTTAGTTCTTGAAGCGCAGTCATATTGTTGAGCGCATTTGCAAGCTTGTGTCTTAGCTAGTCAAGACTGCCGACAACTTTTTTCGCCTCGGCCATATCGCGCACCATACCGTCAACGAGTTTGACGCCGGCACTTTGATAGCCCATGAATGATTGGCCTTGCATCGTATCATCTTCCACGCCGGGGCGATTCTCAGTCACATACGCTTTGAACAAAGCGGCCAGCGAGTCAACTTTTGCTTGCACCTCGGCGGCTTGCGCTTCGCTCAGAGACGTGCCGGGAACTCCCGCGCCTTTGAATTTACCAGAGCGGAACACGTTCACAACGATGCCCATGGCCTTGGCCATTGCGCTAATATCTTGATGGGCCACATAAACGCCGATGCTGCCAACCTCTGCGCTAGGAGTGGCGAGAATTGCTCGGCTTGGGGCAGCAATCCAATACGCAGCCGAGCAGCAAAGGCCGGCGGTGTAGGAGTAAAGCGGCTTGCTCGCGGCAACCTCTTTCACGAATGACGCAAGCTCAGGCGTGCCCGTAACCGTTCCGCCCGGCGAGTCAATGTTGAGGATGATGGATTTGACCGCAGGATTCGTCGCAGCATCTTCCAACTTTTCGCGGATGGATTCGGGCCGCGCATAGCCAAGCAATTCGGCGAACTTTGGCAGGCCGGCAACAATCGGGCCGGTAACGTCAATGACAGCCACGCCGTTTTCGTCAACGTCCAGCGGGTCATCGTCTTCCTCATCCTCGCCAAGCAACATCTCCAAAATGCCGGCTTGGTGCGCCTTGAACTCCTCAAGCTTGGCGAACCATCGGCGCGGTTCAATGAGGAGCAGTTCCTGAGTTTCGAGAATTGATTTCATTGCGTTTGTGTGGTTGCAATCATGGCCTCGGAAGTCATGGAGGCGGAGCTTGAATTGGATTCGCGCAATAGTGAAAGAGCCAGCGAGAATTCAATGCCATTTTCGGCGGCAATCTTTTTGGCAGCCTTAACAATGTCGCCGGCTTCGCGTTGACGCTGCGCAATCACTTCCTCGTAATACGTGCCGCGCCGGGCGGAAACGTCTTTCAACGTAGTAAAGCCCAGCTTGTATTCTTCGCGGTCCACTTGCGACGAATATCCCTTGTCCGCCGTCATTTCCTCGGGCGTCTGGTGCGAGATTTTCCACCAGTCCACATTCGCAGGAAGCTCGCCTGACTTGATAGCCTTCGCCAGCCGCCAAGCGTCAATGCGCGTGGCAATCTTTGCGGCCATGTCTTGGTAGTCTTCAATGGTTCGCTGCGCAACCTCCATCATCATTCGCAGAGACGCGCCGCCAATCTTAGAGCTATCGTAGGTCAATTCATACGGCCAGCCGATTGCCTGCAAACCGTCACGCGTAACGCGCTCCCAGAATGCTTGCGTGTTTGCGGACGGCCTCGAGCTTTCTGGAAACTCCACCTTGCTATTGCTGCCGCTCTTGAACACGCGAATCGCCCCGCCGTCAACGCGCTCCTCGTAAATCGTGCCGCTATTCAAGCCGGCCACGCTTTGCATCTCGTCGGCGTCAGGGTCAAGGCTGCCTTCCTCAGTGTGTTCCACTACCGCGTAACTGGCTTCCTTTTTCAACGCCAGCCGCAGGAATTCAAACGCCTGCTTCCGGTCCTGCCAATCGCGGATGCCAGACGCAATGCGCGATGCGCCCCGGCATTGCTCCGCGAACTCTGGCTTGTAATAAACCGCCAAGTCGGACGCCGGTATTTCTTGGTAGCTGGTGAAGTCCGCAGAATATACGCGGTAACCAATGGTGCGCCCGTATTCGTTGCAGATTGCCCCGTTGACCAATGCGTTGCCCTTTAACGGACCCGACGCAACCGTGCCTTCATCCGATGGAGATCCGATGCGATGCGCCGGGATGATTTGCACCTGCGGGTATCCTGACTGTTCCGATTCCGTCAGCAAGATGCCAATGTCGCCATCTCTGATTATGGAAACGATGGCAACTTGCAACATCGCCCGCCAGTCATACACGCCGCCATTCAGCACACAAATCTTGTGCCATTCGTAAAGCAACGACTCGGCTTTCTCGCCCCATGCTTTATCCGCGCCGTAAAATTGAGCTATGAAGCTGTTACCGATTGCCGTATTTGCGATGGTATTAACGGCGTTCTGTAACGGTGCGACGTTGGCATATAGATAGCGGCCAAGCGTCATCAAGGTCCGATGCCCCGCGCCGGCAATGTTGGCGTAGTCGTGCGCTTGGCTCTGGACATACGGGCGCGTGCGGTCCCATCGCGCCGCGTCGTAAAGCTTGTTGCCAACTTGATTGAATGGACGCCCGTAGGCATCCAAAAGCTTGACGGGTGCGGCTGCCATTAGCGGTTAGGGTTAAAGCTGTCGAAGTTACAATAGGCGCGGGTCACAAGCGCACCGTAGTCCGTCGGATTCAATTTGCGAAGTGCATAGCGGCATTCCTCCAACACTTCGCGCACTGGCATCGTGAACTGTTTGCTGGTGTTCGTGTTGCCGCTGCCCCACGACATAACCGTCTTGCCTTCGGTCACAAGCGTTTTCGCCTGTGACCTAATGGCCAAAACTTCCGCTTCGGTAAAGTCCGCAAATATACCCGACGGCATGTCGAAGGCTTTGCCCGCCGTGGGTCGCTAGTCAAGGCGAGGGAGATTCCTTAAGTTCGTATTCCTTGGCCTCAGCATTGAAAACTCCACGGGAAAACGCAGTTGCATCCATGGCAACATACGCCATGAGAAGACAGTCCGAAAAGTGATTGTTGCCCGTGTCTTTCCACACATAGCGCGTCGCCCCGCGTTCGCTTTTCTTAGCCTCGCGCCTCTCGTCCAATAGCTCAGTCAGGAAGTCAGAGCCAACATCGGACGGCAATTCGAAGAGCGGGCCTTTTCCCTTGTAGGCGAACAGAAAAAGCCGGTCCTTGAATGCGTTATTGCTCCAAGAAATCCGCGTCACCGTTCGCGTTGCGCCCTTATTCGTGCCAATGAATGGGTCAATCTGTTTGACCTTGAACGGCCTTTGAACGGTTTTGCCGTTGGACGTTAGTAGGTGCGCGAAAGAGTCCTGTGCGCTGCCTTGCATTGCTATCCAGTTCCAGCGCATACACTCCCGTAGAATCTCCGTTGAACGATTGCCGTCCGCGCAGTCTATAAAAACGCCACGATTGGCAACGCCTTTCTGCTCCTGCAATGCGCGGAGGTCTGCAAAGTCTGTCAGCCTGCCATAGTCCACAACGCGCAACTCGCCGCCCTCGCGGATGTTTGAAATAACGTAGCGCAGATGGTCTTTTTGAACGTCAACCGTGATGATGCGAGAGACTCGGCGCGGGCCGTTGGCTTCCCAATACTCGCCCCGCTTGTATTGCCCGCACCGCTTCCGCAATTCGTCTTCATTCGCCGCGTCTTCTACCAATGCCCACGGCTCGCCAAGCGTCTCTTTGACAAAGCTTTTCAACATTTCAATGTTGCCCGTCTCGGCAACTTCCTTTGCCGTCAGGAATTCCACAACGATGTCATCCCACTTCACCCAAAGCGAATAGGCTGCCCAAAAATGCCAGCTCTTGACGCCGTTTTCTGGCAGCGGATTGCGGTCCACGGCTTCAATAGTTTGCAGCAACTTGAATTGCTCCACTTGGAAAATCTCGCCTTCGCAGTTTTCGCACTGGTAGCGAACCGTTTTGCGAAGTTCTTGCCAGTTCCATTTCCCAGCCGGCCTCGTGGTGTCGTTCGTATCCCAAATGAATCCGCCTTTGTCGCGTGGCTCAAATAGAACCGTGCGCTCCCGGCCAAATCGGAACGGCTGCCGGTGCTGGCAATGCGGACAAGCCCAATGAAAAAACGTTTGCGTGCCGCTGAGGAAGTGAGTGTGCATACTCCCGCCACTCAATTCCGGCGTGGAGATAAGCACTTGCTTGGAGTTGCGATAGGTGCGGACGCGCTTTAGAACCTTGTCGAGGCTGCCCGGCTTCCAGTCGTCTATCTCGTCGCCGATGAAGTATCGCACGGGCGTTGACTTCAATTTGCTTGGCGAATTGGAGCCGCGAAAGTAAAGCGGCATCGTGGCAAACTGAATCAGGTTCAGCGACTTTTCGCTGCGTTGCAATGGCATCCGCTTCGCCACTGCCGGCGTTTGTTCAAACATCGGCAAGAGCCGAGCCTTGGTGAATTCGTCGCAGGCTTCCTCCGATGCGCCTACCCAAAACATCGGGCCGGGGGCTTCGCAAATAGCCCATGCCGCAAATATCATGAGCGTCTGAGTCTTGCCGGCCTGAGCCGACACCATGACGACTAGCCGCCGCGTCTCCCGGTCTTGGAGCGCGTTGAATAGCCAGCGCACCATCGGCGAAACGTCGGTGCGGTATGGGCCTTCCAATGCCGACAAGCCGGTGAGGTCAATGTTGGCCTCGGCCCATTTCCATAGCGGGCCGTCGTCAGGCGGGGTCAGCCATTGTTCTACCAGCTTCGCATGAGCTTCAATGGAGGTCACTTGTCGGCTGGCATGAAATCCATCTTCGCAACCTCTTTCAACGCAGAGCGGATGGCGTCATTGAACCGGGTAGCTATAAACTCGGCTGGCTGGTTATGGCAGATGTTGGCGAGGCCGTCCGACAGATTACAGAGCCGGCCAACTAGGGCGGTGTAGACCGCGCCGTTTACCGCGCAGACGTGTTCAACGGTTAGAAGTTTACCCTCGCGTTCCGCTACTTGAAGCTCGGCCAGTTTGGCTTTCGCGGATTTCTCGCGGGTCTTGGCGTCATTATAGTCACCCACCTCTGTTTTGCGCTCACGCTTTAGCCCTGAAACATACTTGCTTACGGAGTCAGGAAGTGGCCAAGTTCCATCCGAGTTTCGCTTTATTGTTCCAACTTCGGCAAGCCGATATACAGCACGCTCGGTTATGTTCAAAAGCTGGGACAGCTCTTTAGTTGAGCACGGTTTCATGGTAAGCCAGTCAAGATTGAACCCGGTTTTGCGTTTTGCCAAGTAACCACTGTCAGCATGGCAACGAACC